TAGATTAGCTATTCGAGTTTATGTAAATGCTTCGGGACGTACAATCACATTACACACTGAGGACAATCATTTAAGCGAAATTATTACAACCTTTTCTAACGGCTTAACGGCGTTAAACGGTTTAACAAAGCAAGTCCAATATTTTGCTACAGGAACAACAGGAACAGACTTTGCTATTTCAAGTTCGGTAGATACGCATACTTTTAATCTGCCGAGTGCAAGTGCTGCAAATCGTGGTGCATTAAGTTCAACTGATTGGAGTACATTCAATGGTAAACAAGCGGCATTAAACGGAACAGGATTTGTAAAAATAAGTGGTACTACAATAAGCTATGACAACAGCACGTATTTAACAACAGCAAGTGCAGCATCGACTTACGTTCCATATACAGGTGCAACATCAAATGTAGATTTAGGAAGTTATACGTTATCTGTTGGCTCTACATTGCCTTCTAAGATTGGGCAAAATACTATTGAGTCAAAAGGATTTACATTTCTTGATGCAGGAAGTGTATATACGGGTTTATTACAGGTAGGAACTACTTTAACTGCTGCGAGAACATGGTCACTCCCAAATGCTACAGGGACACTTGCTTTAACATCTGCTTTATCTGATTACCTACCATTAGCAGGGGGTACTCTTACAGGTGCCCTAACAGGAACATCTGCAAGTTTTAGCGGAAACTTAGCAGTTGATACAAATGTATTATATGTTGATACGACAAGCGATAGCGTTGGCGTTAATGCATCAACTTTTACGAGTACGGCGTTTTCCACAAATTTGTTAGTTAAAAATTCAAACTCATCTTTGCCAGCAGGCATTACAGTAAATGGGGGTGCGCAATCTTCATATTTATTTTTAAGTCACGATTTAACAGGCACGCTACCATTTCTTGAAATAGGGGAATACTATGGAAGTATGCAAATGCTGCATTATAACGGAACGCAAAGCAGTAGACCAATAGCTTATAATGGAACAACTAAAAAACTTTCATTTCAAACAGATGGTACTGATAGAATAACTGTATTTTCTACAGGTAACGCTTTTATTGGTTCAAGCGCATCAGACGCAGGCTATAAACTTGATGTAAACGGTACAGGTAATTTTTCAGGCGCACTCACAGGAACATCTGCTACGTTTAGTGGAAATATTACATCGACATCAATAGCTAATATTACAGGTACGGATGGGGGCGGAAAACAACTAAGATTTATCGGTGGTGTAACTACTTACAACGGACTAATTGCCGTTCAAGAAAACTATGCGAACACTCTTGAAATTACAGCAAGTTCAGCAGTAGGTACAACAACATTTAACCGAAACATTGCAAAGTTCAATCTTAGTGATTTAAGCACAACTTTAGCAGGCGCACTATCAGGAACATCTGCTACGTTTAGCAGTTCTGTTACAGCTACAGCTTTTTACACTTCATCAGATATAAACCTCAAAAACGTACTATCAAGAGCCAATACAGAAGATTTTAACACTATCAGCTATAATTGGAAAGACAAAGAGAAGGATACTAAACTTCACTACGGTTACGCTGCACAAGAAGTTATGAAAGTACTACCCGATTTAGTTTCAAAAGGAGATGATGGTCATCTTTCAGTAAACTATACAGAAGCCTTAGTTTACAAGATAATGAAATTGGAACAACGTATTAAACAATTAGAATTAAGATAATGGCAGCAACTTGGAATGGGACAGCAGCAAATGAACTACTTAGTGGAGCAGCTTTAAGAGATGGTGCTTCTGTTACAAGTGCTTATACAGTTGATGTAACTATACCAGCAGGAGATGATGCTACAATGTGTGATTCACAATATATAGCAGACCATACTAATGCAGCAGGAATGGGAAGTACTGCTAATAATTGCCCTGACAAAAACACATTTTTTAGTCAATTTTAAAATTATGAAAAACATAACAGCCGTTTCTTTATGGGATAAAGGCACAATGAAAGAAGGAGCAGTTTTAAACACTTATGCTATTAATGTTCAACTTGATAAATCCGCAACCTTTTGGTGGGGGTTATTTAGCACAGTTGACGGCAATATTGGAGAGTTGCTATCACAAGGCAACCTGACAATGCCTATCGAGGTTTACAACGAATGGGAAACTGATGACTACGCTTGGGATTGGGTAGCAGCACAACTTAATTTAAATATTACAGGAGATTATGTTCAGCCTGTAGTTGAAGCACCAATAGTTGAGGAGCCAATAGACGAAGTTCAACCTTAAACAATGAAAGCATTAGCCTTAATTCCTTTAGCGTTTATAGTTTACGCATTAATTATTTTTATTCATAAATACTTATAATATGTCACTACTGCATTACATTGATTCAACAATTAAAGAGCATCCATCTATGTCAGGAATCATATCGAGTATTGGCACAACAACTTTTAGTATTATCGGCTTACTATCACAAGAGGAAACAGTAAGGCTTATCGGTTCAATAGGTGGGATTCTTGGGATAGCATTAACAGTGCTAAGTATTTATTATAAGATAAAAAAAGGATGATAAGATGAACCTATCAAAGAACTTTGCACTTGCAGAACTAATTGAAGCCGGGAGCGCAAGACGATTAGGATTAGATGAGCAATTTAATCCGTCTGATGAAATAATTATTAATCTTACTAAGCTATGCTGCAACGTGCTACAACCGCTTAGAGAAGCCGTAGGGCATTCAATAATCATAAACAGTGGTTACCGTAGTCCGAAGGTAAATAAAGCCGTAGGGGGCGCTAAAAATAGCGATCATTTGTACGGATATGCTGCCGATATATCATTATATCGCAACGGCAAAAATTGCAACCAGGAACTTTATGATACAATATTAAAACTTAAACTTCCTTTTCGGCAAATGATAGACGAGTTTGGAAGCGAAAGCGAACCAGCTTGGATACACATCAGTTATAACTATAAAGATTTAAAGCGTGAATGCTTAAGGGCCAGGAAGGTAAACGGCAAAACTAAATACACTCTGTTATGAAAAAAAACGTACTTATTGATGACAAACAAACCTTACTTACCAAAACAAAGGTTCAATTTGGCGCACTTAATTCACCAACGCCAAACTGGGCGAAATGGATGTTTCGTAGCGTTGCTATCTTAACAACGGTATTAGCCTTTTACGTTGCCGGAACTCAGCTAATCGCAGAGCAATGGAAGGTCGAAGTAATGCTTGGGCTGAAGAGCATTGATATGCTTACTCTTGGCTTTTCTAAAATGTTCGGTATTGTTGAAAAGTGAAATTTCCTAAACCAATTTTACTGCTTTATATAGTCTACATAGCTTTTTGCTTTTTGGCTTATCTGATTATTTTATTGCAGTTGCAATAAATAAACTATGACGAAAATTGAAATAGTTAGACCGTATCTTGAGAAATTTCCTGATCACGGTGATTTGACATTGGCTAAACTGATTTACAATAAAAATCCATTAGCATTTATAAATGTAGAAAATTGCAGAGACGCAGTTAGAAGGATGAGAGGGCATAAAGGGGCAACGGCAAAAGACAAATCTTTTTTTAAGCCAATCACACACGACACCAATCCCTACAAACTCCCTGACAGCGAAGAAAAAATTAGAGAGCCGTTTATCCTTCCGAAGGCTTGTAATAACATATTATTAATTTCTGATCTACATATACCATATCACTCTATTGATGCTATTACGGCGGCTCTAAACTACGGTAAAAAGGAAGGAATTAATACCGTTGTTATTAATGGGGATTTAATAGACTTCTACGGTTGCTCTCGGTTTGAAAAAGATCCGAGAAAGCGATCTGTAAAATTTGAGTTTGATAGTACAAAGGCTTTTTTAGTTGCCTTGCGTAAAACATTCCCAAATGCTCAAATCTACTGGTTAAAAGGGAATCACGATGTGAGGTACGAACATTACCTGATGGCTAAAGCTCCTGAGATATTTGATGACCCTTATTTTGCAATGGAGGAACGCCTAAGGCTAAACGAGGAGCAAATACACTTAATTGGTGACAAGACATTGGTAAAAGCAGGGAAGCTATTTATACATCATGGACACTTGTTTTTTAGGGGGTTTATCGCTCCTGTAAATTCTGCAAGGGGATTGTTTTTGAGAGCCAAACAAAGCATGATTTGCGGTCACGTGCATAAAATTAGTGAACATACCGAAACTAACCTTAACGGCGAGTTAATAACTTGTTGGAGTACAGGTTCGCTTTGCGAGTTGTCGCCCGATTATGCGCCATACGCTACAAATTACGCTCATGGGTTTGCGCACATTGAAACAGAAGATAATGGCAACTACAGCGTACACAATTACCGAATATACAAAGGCAAGATATTATAAATGAAAAATGATACGAAGATGCAGATAGAGCAGTTAATGAATGAGAAACTACGCAAGGAAGTCGAACTTGAGGAGATTAAAAAAAAACTTCGTCAATTAATACTAAACACAAAATCATTTCGCATTTCGCAAAATGAAAAGGTAAAGCAATAACTTTACTTATTACTAACAACGTAAAGCTATCGCTTACCTATCAAATCACCACAGCCAAACAATTAGAAAGATAAGTGCGAAACCAATAATGGAACTAATAAGCAATCCTTTGGGGTCTATTTCAATTGGCTCAAAATGATCATAGTCGGGGTCTTGATCGTGGTGCGGTTTCATAAGAATTTCTTATTTAACTCGTAAAACTCTTGTGTTTGGTCTATTGCTAAACTTTCGTTAATGCCTGTTGACTGTTGAAGCAATTCTGAGGCAATAATTGGAAGCCATGCTTTGCGGTTGTCGTGAATGTACTTTGCTTCTTTTTCAGCAATGATAGCAATGTTTTGTATTAGCATTAGCTTCTTTAGCACCGTTGCAAGTTGCTTGGACTTTTTATCTCGCCAGGCGTTGTCTTTGTCGCCTCCAATAACATCTACAATAAATAAGGCAGTTTTACTGTCAATAGCTTTTTTCAGCCATTGCGTTAACACTACGGCGTCACGAATTTTGTCGTGATGGTTGCTGAATAGTTTTTTAATAAAGTTTAGGATTTTCATGCTGTTTTCTTTTTAGATTGTTTGTGAATGTATTGATACCATGTGTTAATTTTTAAAGGTTTTGGCTCTATTAAGGCTTGTCGGTACGATACCTTTTCGCCTGTAGGGAGAACGGAATGGGTGACTGATAGGTTTTTCATAATTATAAACGGGTTATTGATTTAATGTTGTCTAACTCAATTTCAAAGTACTCATCTCCAAAGTCTGCTATTATAGCATAACTTAGAAAGCATGCTTTAAAGCATTCAACAAACATACACTCTTGCTCTAAGCCATGCTGTGTAATTGTTTGGGGTCGGTGGAAGGTTATTTTTATCATATTCAAAAGTATAACTTTATTTTGATAAATGTATAACAAATTTATTTATCTTTGCTTTATGAAAAAACAACAAAAACAAATGGGGCGCCCCGAAAAATACGGTGAAGCTACCAAAATTCTTGCTATTAGAGTTCCTGAAAGTAGGTATGCACATTATCGTAAAGTGTTCAAAAACGTGTTAGATTCTGGAGAAGGTATTAATGTAACAACAATATTACATTCAAGTAATACATAATATGAATATTTGTATTACATTTGTTCTGTCAATACAGACAAGCAAAACTTGCAAATATGAAAAACTTTAAAACTATTGATGGTGATATTGGTAACACAGTATCTCAAAGGGTATTTACTGGGAGATTAACCAAAGAGAGATTTAATAAAATAGATTCCTATTTAAGACGCAATACAATTCATTATGGAGAAAATCGATGCAGTCACGAATGGGATTGCTGCGGGTGTTTAGTTTATAGTAGGTTTGAGATAGCATATAAAGCTAATCAGGTTATCATAATTAATACACAAGCATTTAATTATTAAAGCATTCCACAGTTCCGCAAGTTTGCGGGATTTGCCACCCCAACCCCAACGCTTTTCGAGGCTTGGGGATTTGGCAGTATAAAACAATGGTGTTTTATAAAACTTGCAACCGATGACCTACGAAATTAAAAAAACACATGACTACTCACCTTCACACGACAGGGTGATTGAATCTGGCTTAACTTATAACGAAGCCGTTGAAGCCTTAGAAATTGAAGCAATATTAGTCCGCGCAAACGGTGGATCAGTAATACACCACAACCAGGACGAGTTGATATGGGAGGAAGCCGACGGTAGTGAAATATACACTTATACTATTTACGAACAAGAACAAGACTTTGAAGGCGAAGGACAAGATCCAGAATATTACGAAAACTAAAACTATAAAACCCTACAAAAATGACAAAAGAGCAAAATTACATCCGCACTATTACCGACGAGATTAATCGTGATTTATCTACTATGCCAGAGGAGTATCAAAAAGGATTCCGTAGAGCAATGCAGCACTCACTAAACTTATTTCAGATTTGGTTTCCTGAAGAAGAAGCTACCGAGATAGAAAACAGATGGGCAAAAAACACTTTTAAATCTTAAGGCGATGTCAAAACCAAACCTACCAGCAATTATCAAAGAACTTGGAATCGCCGTAAAAGTTGATAACTTTAACTCCATCCTTAACCAAGCGCCGCCGAAGTCGTGGATAAAGCTTAATAAAGGCATCGAGTACCAGCCAATTTCGAGAGTCAAAAACTCGCTGATGACTATCTTTCAAGACTATGACTGGGCGATTAAAGACGTGCGCATCGTAGCTAATTCGATACTTTGTTATGGAACGCTTACAGTTATTAACCCGATCACAGGCAGAGCCTCAAGTAAAGACGGTGTTGGCGCAGTGCCGGTCCAATTAAAATCAGGATCTAAAACAATGGACATCGAAAACATTATACACGATGCGATCCAAAAAAACGCGCCATCTGCCGAAAGCTTTGCTTTTAAAAACGCAGCGGCAAAATTCGGTAAGTTGTTTAGCAACGGTAAATCAGAAGTAGAATTTGAGCCAGTGTTTAGCCGCGAAGTACCAATTAACGAAATTAAAGCTTCACAACAATGATAATTACAGGAATACAAAACGAAAACCAACGCAACGACGAATGGTTTAAATCTCGCATGGGCCGTTTCTCATGCAGTCAATTATATCGCCTAATGACTGAGCCGAAAAGCAAAGCAGACAAGGAAGCAGGTAATTTATCAGAAGGCGCTAACACTTATGTAATGGAGTGCATCGCCGAAAAGATTACAGGACTACCCGCTAAAGAGGACTTTACGTCTAAGTACACAGAGTGGGGAATAGAGAATGAGCCGATAGCTATTGGTATCTACGATGAACTGCAAAACGTAAAGACATTACAAGAAGGCTACATCCCTTATGGTGACAACTTCGGAGGATCGCCAGACGGCTTAATAGAAGCCGTAGGAGGCATTGAAATTAAGTGCCCTTACACTATCACCAATCATTTAAATCATATCCTTAGCGAGGACCTAAAGGGCGATTGCAAAGAATATTACTGGCAGATGATTGGATACCTATTAATTACAGGGCGCGAGTGGTGGGATTTTGTATCTTACCACCCTAATTATCCAGGCAAATATCAGTTCCACCGTAAAAGGCTTTTAAGAACCGACGTGCAAGAAGATATACAACTTGCAGAAACAAAAATCACACAAGCAACAGAAAAATTAAATTTAATATTAAAATCAATCTAATGGCAAACAAACCAATGAAAGGAAGCATCTGCTTAACAGACTTAGGCGATGCGTACAAAGCAAAACACTCAGCATTTAACGTATCAGAAAAGAACGGCAAAATATACGCTAACATCGCAGTATGGATGAATGATGAACCGGACCAATATGGCAACGTATTATCCTTCCAGCTGCAAAGCAAAAAGGATGCAACCGACGCGAAAACGTACTTCGGCAACGCTAAAATATCTGATGGCGCAACGCCAGTAAAAGCTGAAGTAATTAAGGACGATGATAATATGCCGTTTTAGTTATGATAAGCACCTACGCAGCACCCGGAATACCGAACTTTGAGCGCATCGCTAAATCCGATCAAAAAGAAACAGAGTTTAAAAAAGCCTATCAAATTATATTTATAATTGCTAATCGCTACGGCGTAAAAGAAAAGGATTTAGTAAGCAAAAAGCGCGATAAAGAAATAATGAAAGCGCGACATATTGCTATAAATCTTATCCGGTCCGCAACTTTGCTTAGATTAGTTGATATTGGCAAGATTTTTAATCGAGATCATTCGACAGTTATTCACAGCCTTTTTGCCCTTAATAATTGGATAGACACAGATAAATCTTTTGCGCGTGAGTACAAAGCGACAAAGTTATTAGTATGAAAAAGAAAATAGCTTTAGACGCCGAACATGGCTTCGTTGGTGTACAGAAAGCAAAGTCAAAGCCAAAGCCATACATCGAAGCCGAGTGGATTAAGGAATACCGCAAAGAGCGTGACCGAGTAATTTGGAAACTGCACCCGGAATCAAGACAAGAAATAGAGGATAAATATAACTTATGAACGTATTATCATTATTTGATGGAATGTCATGCGGTCAACAAGCATTAGAACGTTCTGGAATACAAGTAGATAATTACTTTGCTTCTGAAATTGACAAATATGCTATTAAAGTTACAATGGCTAATTACCCAAATACCATACAATTGGGAAGCGTTGTTAATGTTAATGCTTTAAATCTGCCTAAGATTGATTTATTAATAGGTGGCAGTCCTTGTCAGTCATTCAGCTTTGCAGGTAAACGTAAAGGAATGGCTACTAAATGCGAAACAGAGATTTTGACGTTAAATCACTATCTGGAACTAAAAGCAGATGGTTATGAGTTTGAAGGACAGTCTTATTTATTTTGGGAGTTTATGAGGCTGTTAAATGAATGTAAACCTAAATACTTTTTATTAGAAAATGTGGAAATGGGTGAAAAATGGGAAAAGGTATTAAGCAAAGCAATCGGAGTAAATGGCATCCACATTAACTCGGCTTTGCTATCTGCTCAGAATAGAAAGCGTATTTATTGGACTAATATTGGTATGGAGTCGGCTGGATTATTCGGCTACCCGGTAAGCATCATTGATAAACCAAAGGATAAAAAAATATTACTTAAAGATGTATTGGAAAGTGACGTAGATAAGAAGTATTTTTTAAAAGAAACATCATTTATTTTTGATAGGATAAAAACAAATCATCAATTTACTCCTAATATTCCAAACAAAAATGAAAAATCAAATTGTCTAAAAATTGGCGGTAAGGGAGTTGATGATTTAGTAAAAATAGATAGGCAGGGCAATGTTAAAAATAATCAAGATAAAGCATCTTCATTAAGCGTTGGAGGTCATGGTCATGGCAATCATTCAGATATGGATTTAATAGTACACAACATGATGCCTAGAAGTGGTGATCCTAAAAAAGGAGGCACAGGACATTTAAGCAGAACAGATGGCAAAACCTATTGCTTAGATACTGGAAATACTAATGCGGTAGAATTTGGGTGTATAAAATTTGGTAGGACATACGAGGCTAAAGAAATAAGAAAAGAAAGTATGAAAAATGGAAAGGATTATACACCATATCAATCTAAAGAAATTACAAATATTGATTACGAAAAAATGAACACATTAACAACTGTTGGAAGTAAAGACAATTTAATAATTTCTGGAACATTAAGAACACACAATGATGGTAAAGGATTTAGAGAAGTAATGAGCGGTAAAGGCGCAAAAATACCTGCAAGGTCAAGAGAAGATGGAAGCGGTCAAAATATAGTTTCTATATCAGGAAACATCCGCCGCCTAACTCCTTTAGAATGTGAACGCCTACAAACAGTAAAAGATAACTACACAAACCATGTAAGCGATAGCCAGAGATATAAAATGCTTGGCAATGGATGGACAGTAGATGTAATTGCACATATATTTAAATACATAGATTATGGAATCACAAGAAAGCTATCTACTTAGAGCAATGGGTCAATTTAAGAGCGCAAAAACGCCAAAGATTGTTAAACATGCAACTAAAGTGACCGAATGGCAAGAACAACTTGCGTTTTGCAAATGGCTTAAAAACACGCACCCGGATATTCTATTTCGCTCAGACATTCAATCTGCCGGGAAGCTATCAGGCGCAATGCAGAACATAAAGCAGATAATAGATCCTTATTCTGGATTTCCAGACATTACGATTTACAGTCTAAACTTAATGATTGAACTTAAGTCGATGACAGCGGCGCTATCTGGTGAGCATTACCGCAACCAAGTAGCAATGCACGACAGACTTAAATCATTAGGATGGCGCGTTTATGTTTGCAGAGGTGCGGAAGAAGCAAAAGAAGTTTTTAAACAACATTACAATAAACTATATTAGCTTTATGAAAAAAGAGATAACAATCAATCCCGAAAAAACCTACACCAAAACCGAGTACGCAAAGGCGTTCCAGATTAGTCGACCAACAATTGACAAACAGATTGAGAACAAAGACCTAAAGATTATAGAGGTCAATGGCGTTACTTTAATAGTTGGCAAATAATTTCACCACCTAACTTTTACAAATTGTAAAATATGATTAAAGACCCTATTATTTCCTATTTTAATAACGTCGCGCACGTTAAGAACGGTATGAGCCTTACCTTTTCTGAATTCTTAGATAAAGTTAAGGAAGGCTATTGGCAGGACGCGGTCCTAAAGTATCGCAACGATATGACCGCCGCAAACAAAAAAGCCCTTCCATACGTAACGATTTCAGGATTGTTTAAAGAGCGCAATACCGAAAGTATTACGACTCACTCAGGTTATATTGCTATTGATATCGACGGTATAAAGAACCTTAACGACGTGCGCGCTCAGCTTTGCTGCGATCCTAACTTTTACGCAGTATTTGTAAGCTGTGGCGGTGCTGGACTTTGCGCCATTGCTCAGATAGAACCCAAGCTACATTTAGAAAGCTTTAACTATCTATCTAAATACCTATATGAGAAATATGGAATTATAGAAGTCGATGAGAAATGCAAGGATATTTCGCGCGCTCGCTTTGTATCTTATGACCCGGACCTATTTATAAACAAGGACGCAATACAGATAAAAGTAAAGCCATACCAAAAAAAGAAATACGAGCAGAAAAGCTATGTTTTTGTTGAAAGTGAGTTTAGCAACATCGTCAAGTCAATAGTTGCCGAAGGTAAAGACGTTACCGAAGATTATGGCGATTGGATAAACATTGGCTTTGCCTTAGCCGGTAAGTTTGGCGAAGATGGGCGCGATTACTTCCACGCAATAAGCGCAATCAATCCAACATATAACCAGCTTAAATGTGATAAGAAATACACCCACTTACTTCAGACTAAGCGCGAGCCGACAATATCAATAGACTTGATATACAACCTTGCAAAAAAGCAAAATATAGAAGTAAAAGCAATAGACGAAAAAAACATCGTAAACCAAATTAAAGGTTTTATCAGCAAGAACTATAAAATGTCACGAAATGAGATAAGCCGTAACATTGAGATAAACAAAACGCCGATAAGTGATATAGACTTAAATTCAATATTTGTTAACTGCAAAACCTTTATTGACAAATCAACTAAGGACCTGGTCCGTAGCGTTATTTTCTCGGAGTTTACGCCGTCTTATAATCCTTTTCATGAGTTTCTTAAAGATCACCAACACCGTAAGCCAACCGGTAACATCGATAAGCTTATAAAGTCAATAACAACCGATACGCTTAATCATGGCTTATTTATTACTAAATGGCTATGCTCGCTAATGGCTTCGATAAACGGCAAACATTCGCCACTTGTGTTAGTGCTAATTGGTGGACAAAACACAGGTAAAACAGAATGGTTTAGGCGTTTGCTTCCCGATAAACTCAAAGCGTATTACGCCGAAGATAAACTTGATCAGGGCAAAGACTCTGATATACTAATGACTAAGAAGCTTATAATAATGGATGACGAAATGGGCGGAAAGTCTAAAGCCGAAAGCAAAATGCTTAATCGTTTAACTTCATCGCAGACGTTTTCAATACGTGAGCCTTATGGTATAGTTTCAGTCGACCTAAATAGATTAGCTATGCTTTGCGGAACGACTAACCTTGAAGGCGTACTAAACGATCCAACAGGCAACCGACGGATATTACCTATTCGCGTGCTATCTATAGACTTTGAGTTGTACAACTCGATTAACAAGGATGACTTGTTTTACGAGATTTATCACCGTTATAACAATGATCAGAACGGCTATTTGCTTACAGGTGACGAGATTAAAACTTTAAACTCATCTACGTCGGAGTTTGAAGCAGTATCGCCAGAACAAGACATGATACTAAAATACTTCCGCGTACCGGGCGACTTTGAGCCGTTCCGATACGTTACAACTACCGAGATAATGAGCGTAGTTAAAATGGGTTCACAGGTCACGCTATCGCTTGTAATGATAGGCCTACGAATGAAAAAGTTAGGCTTTAACAAGGTATCAACTCGAATAGACGGTACGCCGACTGGCGTTTGGGCTGTAGTTGACTTTCAAAACTTGACTACAAACTTGACTACAGAAAATAATGCGTCTACGCCATTTTAAAACGGCTTTTTGTAGCCAATTTTACTCTGTAGTCAAGTAGTTAACTACATTACTATAATATATGAGATATAAATAAATATATTATATTATATTATTTGTAAGTGTTTGAGATTTTCAGAAAAAGTCAACTACGTGACTACAGAACAGCTAAACCACTAATAATTAAACAGTTATGGAAAAAAAAGTCAACTACAACTCAACTACAACTCAACTACAAACGGCAAAAGTCAACTACATTTGGCGTAAATTGGACGATTTACCTTGCGGAACGATAGTCGAAGTCAACGACAAATCAAATATTTGGGTGATAAAAGCCTACATTGACAAGTATCAAACCGTGGAATTTAATCCAGATTATACCAAAATTAAAAAGCTAAATAATATTTTGTAATTTTGAGAATACAAAGAAAATACAAAGAATGAATCCTAACCCAGATCAAAGCGGATTAATAAAATATAAGCCTGGTCAATCTGGCAATCCAGCAGGCAAGCCATTAGGTGCAAAAAACCGCTCAACTATTGCGCGTAAATGGTTAGAACTATTAACTAAAGAATCTAACCCATTAACTGGCGCAACAGAAGAACTATCTCAAGAAGATATAATTACACTTGCGCAGATAAAGAAAGCTAAGGATGAGGCAGATACTGCAGCATACAAAGCATTGCAAGACTCCGCCTACGGTGCGCCTAAGCAGGAGATTGACACCGCGATTACTGGTAACATTGTCTTAAATGTTACAGACCAAGATTTGAAGCTCGGTGAATAAGACAATCATACAGCAAAGGGCGATAGACCTATTTACTTCAGGGGCAAGTCGCTTTTTATTGTATGGCGGATCAAGGTCTGGAAAATCGTTTATCATAATTTACTGCATGATTATCATTGCAAGTAAGTTTCCGGATAGCAGACACCTAATCTGCCGTTTCAAGTTTAACCACGTTAAAAACTCGATTTGGTTAGATACGCTAAAGAAAGTACTAAAGACGTGCTTTGCTGAATTGCCAGTCAAGTGGAATAACTCGGATTTTTTTATTACGTTGCCTAACGGCTCACAGATTTGGATTGGCGGACTTGATGACAAGGACCGATCAGAGAAAATACTTGGTATGGAGTTCTTGACAATCTTTGTAAATGAAGCGTCACAGATTAGCTATGAAGCGTTTACGACCTTGCTTACAAGGTTAGCGCAAAAAATAGACGGGGCAAAGAATCTGCTATTTGTGGATGAGAATCCACCGTCTAAAAAGCATTGGACCTATCAAATGTTTATCGGCAAGCAGGAGCCGTCGGGCAATACGCCCTTGACCGATCCTAACAAGTATGCGTCAATTAAGATGAACCCGGAGGATAACATCGACAATATATCCGAAGAATACTTGGCTTTGCTTGAGTCACTACCAGAGCGCAAGAAGCGACGCTTTCTTAAAGGTATGTTTGGCGATGACAACGAGGGCGCTTTGTGGACCGAAGACATGATTGCGCGAGGTCGCGTACAGTCTTGTCCAGCATTAAAGCGGATTGTTGTAGCGATTGACCCGGCAGTGACAAGCAAGGATACATCCGACGAAACAGGTATAATTGTTTCAGGTGAAGGGCATGACGGACATCTATACGTTTTAGAGGATGCGACCGATACCTACACGCCGACTGAGTGGGCGCAAAAAGGCGTAGAGTTGTTCTACAAATGGAAAGCGGACAGAATCATTGGTGAGGTTAACAACGGCGGCGACTTGATAGAAACGATTATACGAACTATAGATAAAAGCGTACCTTACAGAGGTGTTCACGCTACACGCGATAAGCTTACACGCGCCGAGCCTGTAAGCGCACTGTATGAGCATAGCGACGTTCGCGAGAACATGGCGCACCACGTTGGCGAGTTTCCCGAATTAGAACTTGAAATGACATCATGGGAAGCGCAAAAAGGCGAGAAGTCACCGAATAGAATCGATGCTTTGGTATGGTCTGCATACGAATTAAATTTGGTAGGCAGGGTAGAATATAATTTTGGATGGTAAATATTTATTACTTTTGATTATGGGAATTCTCACACGATGGTTCAATCCTAACCTAAACGCTGAAATACAGCGTCAAACGGATATTAAGTTGGCAGAAATGATGCCGGGTCTACAGCAAAAGATCACAGCAAATTTATATAATCAAAACGTTTTCCAATGGCTAAATGCTGGGCAAATCATTGTCGACTACGAAAACAAATATAATTTCGTTGTTGATGGCTTCCAATCAAACGCAGACGTTTATACCTGCATTGACTTAATCAGTAAAAAAGTAAGCGAATGCTCTTATACATTGTTTGAGATTAAGCAAGGCGTAACTAAAAAAGAAATTAAAGCATACGAGAATTACCAGCAATCGGATTCAATGTCGGGCAAGTTAAAAGCAATGCAACTCAAAGAGCAGCTTTTTATGGAAGTTGAAAGCAACCCAATATTAGACTTATTGGAGCAACCAAACCCAATGCAGAACTATGAAGATTGGATTACGGACTTAGCAGGCTTCTACCTTTGCACTGGCGACGGTTATATGTTTGGCAACGGCGTAAGTCCTGAAATGATTGACAAAGGAATATGGTCTGAATTGTATTGCCTGCCGTCGCATTATATGAAGATTGTAACAGGCGGATACTTGAAACCAATATTAGGTTATGAACTTATATCGGTGTTCTCAAGTGATGTTCCGTTCCCAGCAAATCAAGTAAATCACTTTAAGAGTTTCAACCCAGACTTTACAATGACTGGCGCTTCGCTTTACGGTCAGTCACCGATTCGCGCAGTATTTAAGAACGTTATTAAAGAAAATCAAGGCGAAGATGAACTATTGAAGCAAATACGCAACGGAGGCGTAATGGGCTTTATATCGCCTGACGGATCGGACGCTAAATTAACGAATGATCAATTAGGTTTATTAAAGTCTAAGATACAAGACGCTAAAGAAGGTACAGGATTAATGGACAGAATATTCCCGTCTACCGGTCCGCTTAAGTGGACACAGATAGGAATGCCTTCAACTGATCTGCAATTAATAGAATCGTTAGCTATTGACACAAAAAAGATATTTAGCGCGTTCCACGTACCGATGATTTACTCAGGATCTGAAGAAGCAAGTAATATGTCTAACGTATCAAGCGCGCCAAAACAGTTTATCTATAATGCGGTATCGCCATTGCTGCGTAAGCTTAAAGCGTCGATCAACGAGTTTGTCTGCAAGCCTTACGCTAAGACATACGGCAAAAAGTATTACTTCGATTATGATATATCATCATATCCCGAAATGTCTGAAGATATGACTAAGCTTAGCGACTGGCTCGAAGCATCGTGGGAAATCACGCCAAACGAAAAGCGTGTGGCTAAAGGGTACGACCGTAGCGAAGACCCATTGTTGGATGAGTTCTACGCGCCGTCAAGCATAGTACCATTAAAGGACTTGTCAGTTGATTCGGCTTATGATTCTGCTTCTTTATTGCAAAACCAAAAGGATTTATTTATGCCGACAGCTAAAGAAAAGAGGGCATCTAAATTAAAAATCACAAGAAACGAGGACAACGGTAAAATAGACTTTGTAAATATAGAATACTAAAAAAATGGAAAGCAACTTAAAAACACAAGATAGCGCTGCTATCAAAGCAGGCAAAGAATTTATGGAGGGCATTTACTTCAACGTAAATATGCACATTCAGTTATTCGATGAATCTAATGAATTAAAAGATGAGCGCTTTGTTCATAATGCTGTAACTACTGCAGGCAAAAACGCTATTGCGGACCAGATTTTAGCAGCGCCAACATTAGCCAAAATGGGATGGATGGCAATAGGTACGGGTTCACCTGCAGCAACTTTGTTAGGTGCTGAGGTTGCGCGTGTAGCGTTTGATTCCAAGTTACGAAGCGGCGCTGTGGTTACAAGTGTAGCAACGTTCCCAGCAGGAACCGGCACTGGCGCAATCACTGAAGCAGGTACGTTCGACGTTGTTACGGCAAACACCGTTAATATGTGGATGTACACAAGCTTTAGCGTAATTAACAAAAGCGCGTCAGATAGTATTGTTATTACCTGGACATTGACAATAGGCTAATGGCAACAACGGGAACGGCAATCCTTGACTTTGGTGATTTTGCGGCTAGTAATTCGACGTATAGTCATCCGTTAACTGAAGCAACTGTAACTATCACAGGGCAAGGCTCTATTACTGCTAATTCTTTTGTTGAAGCGTGGATAAGGGCAGAGCCATCAGGGAGTGCCGACCACTCAATGGATGAACACTTTGTTGAGAACATTAGAGTAATAGCAGGTAACATAAGTGCGGGCGTAGGTTTTGAGATTAGAGGGGAATGTTTATTAGGCGGAACTTATGGCGCATTTACAGTAAATTGGGTTTGGACTTAAAATAAAAATATAATGGCAATTAAAATAATTGGAACAACGAGCGGAGTTGAGGTAGACACCGACGCAAACAAAAACCTTTACGTTACTTCAGGATTACCTGCAGTTCCTGCAGCAGGAGGTTACTATATAGCAACAGGAGGACCGACAGGTATTGTAGCTGCAGCATTAGCAGCAAATAGTGACTTAGTATCACTAAGGTTTGCAACGGGTTCTACACGAAAAGCATACATTAGTAAGTTTGAGTTAATAGTAACGATTGCAACAGTCGGAGCATCGGCAGGGGTTGGTGGCGTTTTAGGGTTAAGAAGATTTACAACTGCTACGCCTTCAGGAGGCACTGCAAGAATCGCATCGGAGTTAGATGAAACATCTACGGGAACTGACATGACAGATATTAGAGATTCAGCAACTGCCTTAACAGTTACTTCCGTAGTATTCCCAAATACAGGTGAGCTGGCTTGGTTTAGACAATCGGTATCAACTGTCGGTAATGCCACTATCTATACATTTGAGCCTTTTGCAGCAGGAGGTTATCCTTTAGTATTAAACGCAGGCGATGGCATAGCCTTAAGTACAAGAGTAGCAATGGCAGCGACACAAACATGGGTTTATAGTTGGAGATGCAATTGGGAAGAAGCATAAAAAATGAGTTTACTATTAGCGGTAGGTTCTGGAGGTCAAACATTTAACGTATCTGCATCCGACAGTATAACGGCTAATGACACTAATCTAAAAAATATTAATATTGCTAAGTCGGATAGCGTTACTGCTTCCGATTTAATTATTAAAAATATTACACTTGCAAAGTCCGATTTAGCAACTTTATCGGACTCAATAAACAAAGTACTATCTATTGCTTTGGCTGATAGCGTAACAGTTAGCGACTCAGCAAATAAAACACAAAGCATAAGTTTGCAAGATGTTGCAAACGCTGTTGATGGTTTTATAAATACCAATAATTTATCAAAGGCAGATACAGTAAATGTTAGCGACGTACTGCAAAAGAGTTTTAATATTAGCAAGGCTGATGTTTTAGCAATTGAGGATGACTTTACAAATCAAATAGCACTATTAAAAGCTGACAACGCCACAACTGCAGATCAGGCGATTATTGGCGCTTCAATTGTTTATGATATATCAGCAAGCGATAACGTAACAGTTACCGACAATGCAACAATATCAAGCGGCGAAATATATAACATCGAAGCTTCAGATAGTGTAACGTTAAGTGATTCGGCATCTGTTGAAAAAGTTAAAAAAGTATCTGGCGGTGGTGGCGGACCTCGCAGAAAAAGTCCGCTTGCCTATCAATTTGGTAATAGCAAAATACATCGGTTATCGTTTAACGATTCCGTTATTTGTTCTGATGAATTACAAAGAAGTCTTGCGTTAAAAATATCGAGTAGCTTAAAGCTATACGATAGCGCGGCTGGCGATGCCGATTTAATTGCAAATGACTTTGTTAAATTAGACGACGGTTTATTTATTATACCTAAACAAAAAATTGCAGATAAAGTAATTATTTTAGATAAATTTACAGTTAATCACATAAAGCCGGATTTAAATTGGGAGGATGAAGATTTAATGGATTTAATAAATGCTTATATAATATCGACGAAATGACTAAAAGCCAAATGAGATATCATAAAGCTTATTTACGGCTTCATCGTGAATACGAAACGTTTGCCTATCCAATCTTTAAGAAAGCGTTGGATAAGCAGATTGACGTTGCGCTCTCTTTAATTGACGCTGAAAACTTAGATAACATTGATTTGTATATTAATTATCTTCCTGGCGAGCCTATTAAAAAAGCATTAGAGGAAGTTTATCCGCCGATTGGCTCAAGTGCTGCAAAGTTTAGCTTTAAGTATATTGAATCTACTGCAGCTAAAATGGAGAAAAAAGATTTGTCTTTGTTCTTTAATAAAGAATGGATTCAAAAGATGGTAGACTATTTGCTACTAAATGCGGCGGAAAAGATTAAAGGAATAACCGACACGACAATAAAAAGCATTCGCAAAGTAATTGCTGATTCTACGTTATTAAATTTATCGCGTGTAGATCAGGCTAAGTACATCGAGCAAACATTAAACAATCCAGCTTTCAATCGTGATCGCTCTTTGCTTATTGCAAGGACCGAATCAACAACTGCTGCAAACATAGGCATATCAGCAGGTGCTGAAAGTAGCGACTATTATGTGAATAAGATTTGGATAGCGACTAATGACAAGCGCACGCGGATGGATCATCGTATTGCAGAAATGCAAGAGCCTATTCCGCCAGATTCGCCGTTTATTGTTGGTGGCAACGAAATGATGTATCCAGGCGATCCGAGCGCGCCTGCAGATCAGGTTTGTAATTGCCGGTGCGTAATGGGAACTGTTATACTAAAGGATGAGGATGGGTTACCTATATTAAAACCGCGCAAGACTGCAGCTGAACGGCAAATGTCGTATGCATAAAAAAATATTATAATATTATTATTTTTATTTAATTTTACAACAATGGAAGTTAAAGCGTTTTCAACTCACATCGAAATAAAGGATGCAGATTCTGTGCAAGGCATAGTGACTGGCTATCTCGCGAATTTTGGCTCTGAGGATTCTGATGGCGATATCATAGATCCTGGCGCGTTTACTAAGTCTATTAATGAAAATGGACCGACTGGCAAGGGATTTATTAAATACTTGTTAGATCACAACACTAAGAATAGTGTTGGCGTATTTACAACATTAAAAGAAGATAACGTCGGATTATATTACGAAGCAAAGATAGGCAGACATACCGCAGGGCGTGACTACCTTATGATGGTTGAAGATGGCATAATTAACCAGCATTCAATTGGCTTTAGTCGTATTAAACAAGAAGTTAAGGAAAAGGTTAAATACATAAAAGAGGTGCGCTTATTTGAAGGCTCTGGCTTACAGTTTTGGGCATCAAACGGCAATACGCCTATAACAGGCATTAAAGAAATGAATGACATTGTCGATCGTTTAACTATCCTTAACAAAGCTTTGCGCGATGGCGCATATACCGACGATGGCTTTAAGGCTATCGAAACAGAAATAAACATTATAAATGAATCACTCAAAGCGATTAAAGCCGCAGACAGCACTTTGGAAGTTGATGAGCCGAATATATTAACAGGATTAATTAACGTATTATCACACAACTAAAAATGGACGAATTAGAATTAAAAGCTGCAAAGCTACTCGAAAATAGCAAAGAAGCTACAATCAAAGAAACTAAATCATTGATCGATGCTGAAGCTAAATCCCTAACTGAAAAGTTGGAAGCTGAAACAAAATCACGCGGCGAACTTGCAATCAAGTTTGAAGCTATTGAATCAGAATTAAAAGAAGTTAAATCAGAATCACAACGCATCAAGGTAGCTGCTGAAAACAAATCAGTTACTTGGTCTGAAGGATTAAAAAGCGCGTTTGACGATGCTTCGAATTTAACTAATCTTCAAGAGTTCAAAGACAAGAAGATCAAGCAATTCACAATGGAAGTTAAAGCTGTTGGCGATATGTCATTGTCTAACATCACTGACTTGTCATCTGCAAACGTTCAAATGCTTCCGGGCATTGTGCCGTTCCCGTCACGCAAGTTGCACATTCGCCAATTGCTTCCAGTTGGTCAAATGTCAACATCTGATATCCACTTCTTGCAAG